TTTAGCATTACTGACCGATCTGAATATTTTTTATTGAAGGATTTGAGTAAAACTCACCAAACGCAAACTATGAAAGTTACTCACAGTTTAAAGGTTATTGCAACCTTGTGCGCAAAGTCGTTCTCACGCATTCCTTTACGAACTATCGCCGCAATATTGGCTTGGTTCTACCGGAAGAGAATTTATAATTTAACTACAAAATTGGTCTACAATTTCATTAGTCTGTTCATCAAACCCAGGACCCTTTACACTTGGATGATTCGCTACACCTCAACACCTGTTATGGCTGATTATCGAGAGCAGGTTCGTCGTGTGGAGTTTCGCCAGGTCAAGGTACCTGAAGGACATAGCCATCCGCAAGCCGCCGCCGCGCGTAGTGCAGCGAACCGTTGGATTGATGAAGCCATAGCGAATATCGGACACATCCCGTACACCTGGTCGTGCTCCAACCGAGATGTGCGAAATGGCAATGATTATAACCGCGAAATTTATTGGACTAAAGATGCAACCATTGATGCCCTTCCCAGTAGTGGTCCCGTGTTAACTAAGCACGCCATCAAATTAATTGATGTCGACTATTATGTTGACATGCGCGAGATCCTACGCATGTTCTTACCCGTCTTCGTTTACACCTTTGTGCCCACTAAGGTCACTGGTGCTGTAGGTGATGCCACCTACCATACCAGCGACAACAGAGTAGTGGTGCAATACAACGGAGGCGCAAAGTACGAGCATGAATTATGGGATTATGATAGCGACACAATCTCAGCTGATTTCTGGTGGGGCACTAATGTGTTCTTAGTTGAACACTTTATTGATCCCACTGAAAATTCGCGCCGCATCATATTCCTCAACCCTTCCATCCGAATCTTCAACCCCTTGGCGCATCATCTGCCTGGCTACCGCATAGCCCGCAAACAATTAACCGCCCAAGGTGTCAATCACATCAGATCCCAGCGGATGGAAGATGGGGTCCCAACCCTTTGGTCGTCCATCAGCATTGGCAACCAAGAAGTCGGCATTGACTTACCCCTTGAGATAGTCTTTGCTGCCGTCATACGTTGCCAATTAGCTAAAGACCCCTCGATTAGTGATGTTGAGAGAATTTTCAGGGCTCACAACCTTGAAAAACCCGACATCAAAGCCGCAATCTTCATCCAAATGTACAAGCAGAACTTGAATTTCGTTACTAAGCATTTTCGCACAGTCACCCTCCCTAAGAGCACCATACTTGACAACCATAGTTACCAGACCTTACGGCCCCTAGTTATGGAGGACGGAAAACCCTCCGTCCGTCAAATCACCCCCCCACTCCTGCCCACCGGAATGGCCCCAGTGAGATCATTCAATAATGACACCGAGTGCATCCGGGGTCGGATCACGTTGGTACGCAATCCTAACCAACCTGTCCCGCCCTTTTATGAGAGATGCGCCAATGAATTTATTGAATTGCTGATTCCAGCTGAGATCGCTGGCACGTTCTTCCCGTGGAGTGAAGCACAAGTGGAGGAAGTCCAGAACCGTCCGACCCAGCGGGCCCTTGCTGCCCGCTCCAAACCCTTCGCTTTCTTACACTCCTTCATGGTAAAATCTTTCCAGAAAGCCGAAGTCTATGGGAAAATAGATAGCCCACGCAACATTTCAACTGTACCAACAGACCATAAAATGCGTTACGCTAGCTTCATCTACCCATTAGCTGAAAACATCAAGTCCCAACCGTGGTATGCCTTCGGGAAAACACCACGCGAAGTCACCAGCAGAGTTCGCGAGATATGCGCCGACTCAAACTACATTGTCCCAACAGACTTTAGTAAATTCGATGGCACCCACGGAATATTTAAAGACCAAATCCGTAGAAAACTTTACTTACGAGCCTTTGGCTTCCAGTTCCATAAGGAATTGGTGCGTTTAGTTGACGCCATGACAGATGCTAGGGCTGTTACCAGTTTTGGATGCAAGTACGAAACTGGAAACACTGTTCTGTCTGGCGCAGCTGACACATCGTATTTCAATACCGTGATGAACGCCGTCATCTCCTACATTGCACTCCGGGTTAAAGGTTTACCCCCGGTGCAGGCTTTCAATTGCCTAGGGTTTTATGGAGGTGATGATGGGCTAAACAATAAAGTTGATGCAAAGACGTTAGAGAAAGTCGCAAATAGGCTTGGCTACGCTATCAAGGCATGCACAATTAACGCCAGCCAACCAGTTCCCTTCTTGGGTAGAGTCTTTCTTGACCCTTGGTCCACAGATGCTAGCATTTGTGATGTCCCCAGGAGACTCAGAACTTTACATCTTACAGCGACACCGAAATCAGTGCCCGACGACTATATCCTGTTCCGCAAGGCTGAATCTTACCTAATCACGGACACCAACACACCACTTATTCGTGAGTGGTCACACGCAGTGTTACGGATTGTAGGACCGAAAGTCAAAATTGATAAGTATGAGCCACACATTCGAAACAACCTGCCGTACCTTATTGATCCAAAGAACAACTGGACAATGCCGGCCGGTGTTGAAGTGGATTACTGTAACTCACTTATCGCCTCACAGCTAGAAATTTCGTTGGACAAATTACTACGTCTTAAAACCGCTCTCACTCGATTACAACACTTTGACGACCTGTCGAAATTAACGTTAGAAGCAGACGTCAAAGTTGTCGTACCCGCAGTTGTGGGTGGCAACATATTACAACCGTAAGTTTAGCCCAGGGCCGAACGTTCTTCAACCCATCGTCAAGAATGGGTGTTGTAAAGAAATTTACACCAATGCCACAAAAGCGATTACAACCCAAACCCAAACCGAAGCGTCGTCCACCCAACAAACCAGCTAATGGACTCAAAACAGTTGTTAGAACACCTGGCTCGATTATCCGAACGCTCCAGAAAACACCTAAACTCTCACCTAACCTATCTCATTATGTTACTTGTAGGACTAACCCTTTCCATGGTCATGGCGGTTCAGCTATACCGGACGGCAAGAACTCAAACTTCGTCGTCACAGACACCTTCAGCGTCAACAACTTCTCCCCAACCGCCGCCGGCCAGACCATTGTTATCCAGACCCTCAACGCTTTACCCGCGCTCTCTATGATTGGTTCAACGACCAATTTCATAGTGGATGGGGTAACAGTTACTGCCTTAGGGGCTTACCAACCTAGCGCCTCGACTGCAGCTAACTCTAGTTGGTACCCAACCTCCATCCCACCACCAATGGTAGGTACTGCAGTCCTTGGCGCCAACTTCATGGACCCCTACAATGCAGCTACCGCACGTATGATTTCCGTCGGCTACCGCTTGATTTACACAGGACCAGCCACCACTTGCTCTGGTGCGATCACTGTCACACCAAACCCAATCGCTTGGGGACAGACCGCCACTAGTGCAACAGGTAACTTCCAAATCAAGCCACCGTTAACCACCGGAACACCCATAGCCACAGCTTTACCAGCTGGCACTGTGCTGATTGATTGTGATATCACCATCAATCCCACAGCTATGACCCGAGCCACTAAGACATTCCGACCCGAGCAAGGTGTTTATGTTGTACCCACCCATCGTTCAACCAACTATGCTATGCAACCAACCTACGTTTGCCCACTCGCACCAGTCCCTAACCTCAACCTCTCCACTGGCGCTGTTGACATCACCACACTCCTCCGTGTTTATGGTGGTGGCAACCCAGGCATCGTTTGGTTCGACAATGACTGGACCACCTATTCTATCGTCCTGACTGGCCTCAACGCTGACGCCTCTTTTCGCTTAGAAACCGTGCTCTGTATGGAGTACAATCCGTCTATATCTTCAGCGTTCTACCCCCTCTCTATCAAGCAGTCGCCTACCAACAACAATGACATCAAAGTTGCAGACGACAAGAATAAGAATAGTGATATTAAATCATCAAGCTAGGGAGGTACGGGGTTGAACGTAAAAGACCAAGTTCATGATTACAGTGGGGATCAAAATAAGGGCGACACTATCGTGGTTGGAGATGAAGTCCTTGAAATGG